CGCGCAGTGGCGCTCATGTGATCGTGTAAGCGGTTGTATTCCTCGCGTGGGTCGTTCATTTCTTTAGCCCATCTATGACGGCTGAACATTGTCCAGCGGTAAGTGTTTCTACAACGCAATCATCTACTTGTAACAGTTTGTGGATGTAGTCGAGCAGCTGCAGATCATCCCAGCCCTTACCACGTGCTAATGATTTGAGAAACCCAATCTGCTTAGGTGTAGCACTGCCGTGACTATCTGGTTTAGCCGGCGCACTGTTAATGCGGTTGACCTTTTCCATTTCTGTTACTGATGCGCGCTCGCCTGTGTGCCCAATTCGGCTGTTACTGATCGCACGGCCAATGGCGCTTGTTTCGCAGTTCTCTAAGAAACTGGTTTTGTTTACAGGGCTGTTGCCGAATACTTCCTCTGCGTAACCTGTGGCGATTAGTCGGTCATCATTGTTGTAACACTCTGCGCGCATGATAATTGTTGAGCCGTCATAGTGGTGGATCGACGTAATGATGCGGCCGTCTGGGTATTCTGCCCACCAGCGCACAAGACGTTGAGCAACGGTCTCGTACAGGCTTAGGTCAAAGTGTGCCATTAGCAAGCCACCCAGACGATGGCGTTACGGCCGTACCGTGTTTTGCGGCGTGTGCCACTGTCAACAATGTAGCCATCTCGATGCAAGCTATTTATGCGCGCTGACACCGATTGTGCAGGTAGGTCTAACAGCACACTAATTTCGTCTGCGGTCATGCCTTTGGCTTCTGTGCGTCCAGCCCATTTAATCCAAAAGTGCACTATTTCTCGTTGTTTGCCTGCGTGTGGTTTAGCTGCTTCGCCTGCTTCGCGTGACGTGTCAGGCGCGTTGTGTGCAATTGCGACACTTGGGTGATCGAGCGCCACACGTGTGCGTTGCCCTTCTAAACCTAGTGTCGTTGTAAACATTTCTAGTTGCTGGCTCATGTCGGGTTTCCTTTTGTCGGGTTTATTGGTTTTACCTTAGTACATGCTTTTAGGTCTGGGTGTAACCACATTACTTTTTCTGGGTTGTGCCGGTATCGAGTGCCGTGCATTGTTAGACCGCACGCTTTACAAGGCGCGTATAACATTTATGGCCGCCTTTAGCACGCTGGCATTAAATCTGTTTTGCTCACCGCCAATTGTCATGTGCGCGTCATACATCATCACTAATTCGTCTAACAAAATGCTGTGATCTGGTACTTGGCTTTGTACGTGCGCTGGTCTAACTATTTCGTCAATCAGGTTGGTGTAAACCTTGCCCAATTTGTCGCTGTAGGTGTCGGGGTACATTGTTTTTCTCGTTTCTTGGCTGATGCCACTATCGGGATATGGTATTTCACTCACTTGGTAAGTTCCATGCTTGCCAGCCAACTTTATGCCATAGGTGTAGCGCGGCTTTGATGTTGACATCAGGGTAAAACAGGTCATCAAGTTTGATAATGATGCCAGCCTCGATCAGCCACAATTTGTGAGCGCCATTGACTTGAAATAATCCACGTGAGCCACCATTGCGGTCTTTGCCGTTGAACGCCAGAGGGTTACACGCGCTCTCCCGTTGCAAAACTCGCAAAATGGTTGGTGACTCACTGATTGGCCAGCCAGCAAGTATGGCATCGTTCAGGTATTCCATGCAGCCTTTAGGTGCAGCTGTGGTTGTGGTCGTAGCCAGCACTGTTGTGGTGGGCACAATGCTGGTTAATGTGATGGTTACTTGCCCACTGGTCACTGGTTGGTTGTCAGACGGCTTACTAGCGTCCCAGAGCAGGGTAAACGCCGCTAAGCCACTAATGAACCATGCACCTATTTTGATCGTTAAATAGCTCATTTTTTCTCCAATTGGTAAGGCGTTCCCCATGAGTCACCAACAGCACTCTTAAACGCAATTTGCGCGTGTAGCACTTTGTCTGTTTCAGGGTCACGGAATATCTGCACCAAGACCATTTGCTCTGTGTCTAGGTGCGTGGTGTAAACCTCATAAACGTATGTTTTTGCGTCTGCCATTGCATCTCCTATCGCCGGTACTACGACCATAGGGCATCAGTGTGGCAATTCGGTGAATACCCTCTTAAACGCTTGCTGTATAAGGCTTGTAGGTTGCTTGACAAAGGCTGGTGAGACTTCCACGTGCAGCCAATCGCCACCCGGTGCGCCTGCAATCTCTGGCTTGCTGTAAGACTTCCAAGCCTGTCGGTCACAGCGCCAGCCTCTGCCAAAAGCCTTGGGAAAATAGTCAAGCACTTGTTCAACACCTAATTCGTTTGCGTTTGCTAACACGATGTTGATGAACGCAATAGCGCCTTTACGGTTGGCTGTTGAGTGTTTCTCTGACGGCCTGTAAGACAAGTCAACTGCTCGACCAGTGGCGTGAACCGATAGTTGATCGTCTTTGCCGTGCATCTGTCTTATTCCCCAACTGCCGTTATTCCAAATTGCGCCGCCACCGTAAAGCACTGCGCATCGTATCCATTCGTCCATGCCGGGCAGTGGGCCTGCAGCTGCGCCGTCAGTGTTGCCCGTGTATGGCCGTGAGCCGATCACTTTAGGGTTTGCTGCTACAAGGCTCATGGTGTTGTTATTGGCTCTGCAGGTTTGCGCTTAAGACCGTTAGCGGCAACAAGACCAGACAACGTGCCAGTCATAAACACTGTAAGTGTCGAGAGCAAGTCAATAAATTGTGCGTCATTAGGTGACTGCTCAAGCGGCTGGGTTACAAACAACAAGCCATAAACAAAGCCAATAACGGTAAGTGCAAACGTCACTGCAATTGTGCAACCAACAAACACAATCATGCGTGCATGTAAGTGTTCTATTTCTGCTTTTTCCTTAGCCATTAGAAACCCTTTCGCATTGAACCATTGTGTTACATCGAGTTAGCACACTGTTGCGTACTTTTAGCGGCGCGTTAGTTCGTGTTGTTTCGCACGCGGTCAGGGCAAGTGCAAGCATGACGCTAATCCGCAAAAGGCGCAAACTCATTAGATGGCTCTGGTAGTGCAGCAATTTCGTCTGCTGTTAGTTCGCGAACAATTGTTTCGCCTGTAATGGCATCGTGAAATGTACCAATTAAAGGTTGAGACATATTTAAGCCTTTCGGTATCCGTAAACGGTAATAGTACCTGTGCAAGAACCGCCGACTTGCCAAGAAAAACCATCATAAGAAGTTGTGTTAGACAGATAGCCTCCCACCATTATTAAAAATCGACTGTCTGGCGTATAACTTCCTTGCGTTGTTGATGTTAGACCAGTGTATTTAGTAGCAAAAGGATTATAAAACTCTAATATGTCCATGCCTGCTGCGCCTGAAGAGTGTGCGCCAACACGAAAACTTGACGTACCTGTGCTGCCTTGACTGCTAACCGAGCCGGGCAAAAAATCTGCACCTGAGTAAAGATATGCAGTACCGCCCGTATTTGTTGCGCCAGTTCGCATTTGCACGACTGGCACAACATTGCCTGTAATAGTTGCAACCTCGACTAACACACGATAATTGTCATAGGTTGCTGTAAAACAATTGTTTACATTTATTGTCGTACCACTAAATGTAGTGCTAGTAACATATACCAGACCGCTGTTAGCCAAATAGGTGTTGGTATCAGCTGCGGTCAGGACGCTGCCTGCTGTAAATGTTTTAACGGCCATAGTGTTTTTATCCTAACGCAATAGGCAAATAAGAAATGTGATCTATCAAGGTATGCCTAACCTGTTTTCGTCAAGCACACCATAAACCGATGAGTCTAAAATAAACTCTGCATAAACAGACATTTGGCTTAAATACAAAGTAAACGTGGTTTGGTCGGGTGCAGCAGAATAGCCAATCCCTTCGATGGCACAAATCTCTGTTGTTGTGACCGCAGCACCCGGCACTACATATTCAAGATAAATAATCGGTGCGGAACTGTAATTACTGAACATGGAATTTATGCCGTTGTTTTCTTGCATGACATCTGTAAATGTCACCTCGTAACGCAAGTCGTTAGGTTCAGATGTGGCATTTGCCAACCATTGCGCCCTAGCCAAAGCATCAGCATTACTGTTATTTGCGGTGCTAACACTGTAAAACCGTGCGCCGTAAGCGGTAACGCTGGTTGCGTTTGTCGCTGTTTGGTCAGATGCCACAGGTGGGTCAACGGTAACTGTGTTAATAAAGTTTTGTCCAGCAGATATGCGCCGAAAGTTTTGATAAAGCACATATAAATCGCCTGTTGACGCACCTTTAATTGGTTTTAATGTAACTGCGTTTGTTACTGGTGAACCAGTTTGTTCGGCAATTCGCAACGACAAATTGTCTGCAGATTGGTATAACTGTGCGGTTGTAAATTCAGTTTTTAAGTTTGTGTTTATTCGTGCTGCCAATGTCCCGGTATAGGTGGCAGCAGCAGCCGTCGCAAATCCAGTCGAACTAATCCACCCCATATCTGCTGGCAAAGCACCAGACGCAACAGTGAATTGGTTGACCATTTGGGATAAACAATTTTCTGCTGTCAATGTAAAATTCGTTACTTGGACACGGCCTGCGCGTGTCATCCAATCATCAAGAATTATGGTTGCTGTGCTATCGGTGTTAGTGCCGCTTGATGTGTTTGTGCCTTGTGCATCGTTAAATTGGACTTCTGAAACCCAAAAGTTTTGTGCGTCAAGACCTGTGCCGTTGTCTAATTGAAATTCTTGACCAATTGGCCAATCTGCTATTTGGTTGTTGTTGTTGGAAATTGTTACAACAAGTTGTTGACCAGAATAATCATCTAAATAGTTTTGTTTGCCTCGAAATCGTGTAAACGACCTGACTTGGCTGCTTTTATCTACAGCAGATGGCAATGATCTAAATGCCCAAGGTATTCGAGCGGCCATTACATTGCCCGCGTGTTGAGTGGAACAGGGCCGTTACTGCGCACATAGCGTTGCAAAGCCAACACGATCTGGTTGGGGTCACCGCCGTTCACGTTGATGTTTATGGTGTTGCCCATACCGCCGCCAGCGTTGTTGCCGCTTAGTGGAATTACGGCTTCTGGGCCGCGCTCGCCAATCATGGCCAATGTTGGACTAGTAACAATTCCGCCATTTGCAAGATATGGAATATCTGGCACGTCAAAGCCTTTGCCACCTAAAACTGGCACCCAAGATGGAAATGAAAACGATAATTTGCCAATGGTGTTATTCCATAATGTTGCAATTCCGTTAAAAATGCTTTTGTAAATACCTAGCACGGTATTGAAATAGTTTTTAAGTGTGTCAAACGCAAATTTTGTGCCTGTAACTATTCCATCTATGACGGTGTCAACAACTTTACGCACTACATCAAATTTAAAATACAAAGCGACAAGCGCAGCAATCACTAAGCCGATGCCTAAAGTTGCAAACCCAACCATTGCCAATTGAGCGGCAGTAAGACTCAACGCAAACACAGTGTTAACCAATGTGGCAATTCCTACCGCAGTGTTAAACACCAAAACCGCAGCTGACACTGCCCCAATTACACCTGCAATAATCAACAAAGTTTTTGTGTTTTCTTGCGCCCAAGCACCTAATTTTAAAAGCACTGGCAATGCGGCTTCGACAATTGGTATTAAGGCAGCCCCTATTGACTCTTTTGTTTCCGCTAATGCTATGCCTAAACGTTTCATACCGCCGTCAGCGGTTGCGGCAGCTGCGTCTGATGCTCCACCAAATGACCCACCTAAAACCGCTATCACCTCATCAAGCGATGCGCCATCTTTAATCATGGCTTTTATCTCTGGTGACAGCGCTTGCAAGCCTTTCATATTGCCGCCATACGCTTTAGCTAAGGCATCAGAAACTTCCGCCAATGACTTGCCTGACCCTGCAGAAATATCTTGAGCCAATCCCAACGCGTCAGTAGCTGTAGCAATATCTTTAGTGCCACGTACAAGGGTTGCCAGTGCTGGGCGCAAATCAGAATCTGCAACACCTGACGCAAGACTCATTTTGCTAATCATTTTTTCGGATGCTTTTACTTGTGCGTCAGTTGCGCCAGTAACATTTTTAAGGGCTAACGCAAGTTGTACCTGTTCGGCTTCATCATCCATTGCGGCTTTAGTAGCACCGAACAATGCAACACCAATACCAGCAATCGCGGCAGCTGCAGGTAGGGCTGCCTTTTTTAGTGCAAACGACGTTTTAG